GGGGCTGCATGAACCTGCCCATCCGCCCCGCCGCAACCCGCGACGACATCGAATGGGTGCTCGGCCCGTCCGGCCCGTTCCTGCAATTCAAGCCGGACTGGTCAAAGCGCCACGCTGCGCAGGTCGAACGCGACCGCGAAGACGAACGCAAGCGGTGGATTTACCGCCATGAACGCAACCAACGCGAGGGGGAATAAACCATGGCACGAAAAAACCGCAACGCAGCCAAGCGCAAGGACATCGTGCCGGTGGAAGAGTTGATTGCCCCGACACCTGAACAATTGGCCAAAGGCAACGTGTCAGCCCGGTTTGTGGTTCACGTCGATTCCTGGACCACCGCCAAGGCTCACAAGGTAAGCAACGTGTTAGATCGCTGGTTTGATGAGGGCCGCGCCGGGTTTGAAGCGCCTGCACGGGCGGCAATCGAGTGGTGTCAAACCCGCTGGGAAGCGCGCGGCGTCATAGGTCGGCAATGTGCCAGCTATTCGCCAGCATCGGGCGGCGGGGGGCAAGCTGTCCGCGACATCGAAATGAGGGACGAGCTGGACGACATGAAAGGGTTATTCCCTGCTAGGCATTGGAACGTTTTTGAAAACGTGGTGCGGTGGGGTTATCCCGCCGGGGACGCGGGCGGCGAGTTTGCTAATAACGATCCGCAGGCCATTGCATCGGCGCGGGCCATTGTGGGGTTGATTGCCAATGTGATTGCCATGCGGATTGGCTGTTGACGCTTAAACTTTGATAGTGTAAAGCCGCCACAATAGATATTGTTGCGCCCGGCGTCCAATCGGATTGTCGGGCGCTTTGCGTTTGGCGCGGCGGCAACCCCTTCACCGCTGTGCCAGCCCGTCCCCGCCGATCAGCACTAGCAGCGCCCATTGAACTTTGGGGGCACACGGTCGCGCCGTGCGGACGGGCGAACCTCCTGAGAGGATAGCCGATGGCCAACACCAAAGAAGCGATATGGGACCTCTATGCGGCCCTTATCCCGAATGACGTTTCGCGCGGCCTTATCCCGATGGCGGATAACGACCCGGCTCGGGCAGCTTATGGATTTTCCGTATATGGCATGACACCCGTCGCGACGGCAACCGATGTCCTGACCCTTGGCGGTTCCTCGACGAAGACCATTCGCATTCGCCAGATCGTCATTTCAGGTGTTGCCACTGGCGCGGGCAACATTCCCATTGTCATCCATCGCCGCACGACTGCCAACAGTGGAGGCACCTCGACCACACCGACGCCGGGCCAGCGCGACGGCAACGATGACGCCGCGACTGCTGTGGTTCGCCAGTATAGCGCTAACGCCGCATCGCTCGGCACCTCGATTGCCGCGATTGATGGTGGCCGCCTTGGCGTTGCCGCAACTGGCAATGCATCGATTGACCGCTTTGTGGCGCAGTATGGCTGGCTCAATGAAAAGTCGCCAGTGCTGCGCAGTGCGACTGACTTCCTTGCGATCAACCTGAACGGCGCAACGCTGCCCTCTGGCCTGGTGCTCGATATCGGCATTTGGTGGACTGAAGAATAATCCGAGCAATCCCGCTCGATAAACCGGCCCACCCAGATGGGAGCTGGGGAAGCGAGAGACTATGACAATCTGCGGAAGTATAAAGGCGGTGCCTGTTGCATCGCTGATCCCGTTTGCCCGCAACAGCCGGACTCATTCAGACGGCCAGGTTGCGCAGATCGCTGCCAGCATCCGAGAGTTTGGATGGACTAACCCGATCTTGGTGGACGAGAAGAGCAGCATCATTGCCGGGCATGGGCGTCTGGCAGCAGCCCGCAAACTAGGCATGACCGAAGTCCCGGTGCTTGTGATCGACCATCTGACAGATGCGCAAAAACGGGCATTGGTGATTGCCGATAATAAACTGGCGCTTAATGCTGGCTGGGATGCGGCTCTGCTATCAAGCGAGATTGCCGGGCTGACCGAGGATGGATTTGACACTTCGCTGCTTGGGTTCAGCGATGATGAGCTTGCCAACCTGCTGGCCGACAAGACCGAGGGCCTAACCGATCCCGACGACGTGCCGGAGCCGCCTGCCGACCCGGTGACTGTGCTGGGTGATGTGTGGGTGCTGGGGAAGCATCGCATCGTCTGCGGGGATTCGACCGACGCCGACGTGGTGGCGAAGTGCCTCAACGGGGTAACGCCGCACCTGATGGTGACGGATCCGCCTTATGGGGTGGAGTATGATGCGGACTGGCGGAACAAGGCGATGCGCTCGGATGGCTCGGCCATCGGAGCCCGAGCCATTGGCAAGGTTGAGAACGACGATAAGGCCGACTGGTCTGAGGCTTGGGCGCTATTCCCCGGTGATGTAGCTTACGTCTGGCACGCTGGAAACATGGCGCACACGGTTGCAGAAAGTCTGATTGGTTCCGGTTTGCATATCCGCGCGCAAATTATCTGGAACAAGTCAAGCCTTGTTATAGGGCGCGGCGACTATCACCCAAAGCATGAGCCGTGCTGGTATGCTGTGCGCAAGGGCAAAGTCGGCCACTACGTTGGCGGGCGCAAGCAGACGACCGTGTGGGATATAGACAAGCCTCAAAAGTCCGAAACCGGCCACAGCACGCAAAAGCCGGTGGAGTGCATGAAGCGCCCCATCGAGAACAACAGTAGCGCCGGGCAAGCGGTTTATGAGCCGTTCTCAGGCTCAGGAACAACTATCATGGCGGGCGAAATGACCGGGCGCTCAATCCACGCGATCGAACTTAACCCGGCTTATGTCGATGTAGCGGTAAAGCGTTGGCAAGACTTCTCTGGGCTTGATGCGGTCCACGCTGAAACTGGCAAAACATTTACTGAAACAGCGCAGGTGCCAGCGTGAAACCTGGCCCTAAAGCGTGGAATCCGACTGACGAAGAACGCAAGAAGGTCAAGCTGTATGCCGGGCTTGGTATGACGCAGGAACAGGTCGGGCATCTGCTCGGCAAGTCGGTTGATAGTCTTGTTCGCCACTGCCGTGATGAACTTGACGTCGGTAAGGCTGAGACTCTGGCTAAGGTGGCCGGAACACTGGTCCGAAAAGCTCTCGATGGCGATACCGCAAGCGCCATCTTCTATCTCAAGACGCAGGGCGGTTGGAAAGAAACTAACGTCAATGAGCATTCTGGCGGAACGTCACTGACCATTATGTCCGGCGTACCTCGTGCCGGAAATTGATCTAGGGTACGAGCACCGGGATGCTTTCGAGCCTTTGCATATGCGGACTCAGCGGTTCGGGTGCGTCGTCGCCCATCGCCGCGCCGGCAAGACCGTTGCCGCAATTATGGACCTGATCGACGCGGCGCTAAGGTGCGATAAGCCCGATGGTCGGTTCGCTTATGTCGCGCCTTACTATGCGCAGGCTAAGGATGTCGTTTGGGTTTATCTCAAGCGGTATGTGGGCGTCATTCCGGGCGTTGCGGTCAATGAGGGCGAGCTGCGGGCGGACCTGCCCAACGGGGCGCGGATAAGGCTTTACGGGGCCGATAACTATGACCGGATGCGCGGCATCTATCTCGATGGCGTGGTGCTCGATGAATACGCGGATCAACCGCCGCAGGCATGGCGCGAGGTCATCCGGCCCGCGTTGGCGGATCGGCAGGGGTGGGCGCTGTTCATCGGGACACCGAAGGGCCGCAACGCCTTTTACGATGTGTATCGGGACGCGGCGGAATCGGACGAGTGGTTTAGCCTCAAGCTGAAGGCCAGCGAAACAGGGCTGATACCGCAAGAGGAATTGGACGCGCTCAAGCGGCAGATGTCCGCCAATGAATACCGGCGCGAGTTTGAATGCGATTTTGATGCGGCAGTTGAAGGCGCATATTACGCGGAAAGCTTGGAACAAGCTCGCACCGAACACCGGATTGGCAAGGTCGCTGCTGACCCGCTGATGCAATACCGCGCATTTTGGGACATCGGCGTTAGGGACGCTTGCTCGATCTGGATCGCGCAATTCATCGGGCGCGAGATACGGGTGCTCAACTATTACGAAGCGGAGGGGCAGCCGCTGGCAACGCACCTCAATTGGTTGCGCGGCAATGGCTACGGCTCGGCCTTGTGTGTGCTGCCCCATGACGGGGTTCAGCGCGACAAGGTAACGGCGGATCGGTTTGAAGATCATATTCGCCAAGCCGGGTTTGAGTGCGAGACGGTTGATAACCAAGGCAAGGGCGCGGCCATGAAGCGGGTTGAGGCGGCTCGGCGGCTGTTTCCCTCAATGTGGTTTAACGAAGAAACGGTGCGCTCAGGCGTCGATTGTCTGGCAGCTTATCATGAAAAGCGGGACGAAAAGCGCGGCATTGGGCTTGGCCCGGAACACGATTGGTCCAGTCACGCGGCGGATGCGTTTGGCCTGATGGCCGTGGCGTATGAAGAGCCGCGCAAGGCCCGCAAGATAACCTATAGCTCAAGGGGCGTAATTTGATCGACGATACCGCCCTTGTGGCCCTCCTACAGAACGAAGAGCGCCTTGCCGCGTCCTATCGTTCGACGGAACTTGCCGATCAGCAGCAGGCGGCAATCGAGTATTA